GGAACATAAAAAAGAATTAACTAAGTTGGAATGTAAAAGCCGGGATTACATTTTAAAACAAAAATTCAGTAAAAGGAAAATGACAGATGGTTAGAAGAAAAATCAGTAAGTTTAAAAGCAAAAAAGCATTCGCTAGAAGCTTTAGCAAAAATTCAAAAAGAAGGTCAGCACAAAGAAAAAAAAGAAGTATGTTTAGAGGAGGATATAGATTATGAGTCAAAAATACGCAATAGAATTATTATTATTACAAGGTCAAGTAACAACACAATATTATGTGTCAACGGGAACAGATAATCAAGTATTATTAGAGATTTCAGGTTCAAACCTATTTAACAATATTGTAAAAATAGACAAAATTGTAGAGGGTGAAAACCATCAAGAAGTAAAAGCAACAGAAACAGTATATATTAATGAAGGTTTAACAGCTAAATTAAATTTAGCAAGATTAGATTATTATAAACAAATAGAAGATGACGAAAAAGTAAAAGAATATGAGGGTATTATAGATGGCACAAACTAGAAGTAGAACAGCATATCAAAATAGGCATGCATCAGTACCAACACCAAATTATCAAAGGTCATTATTTAAAAGAAAATTTGGAAACAAGTTTACAATGAACGAAGGTGATTTACATGTAATTCACTGTGACGAAATTTATGCTGGTGATACATTAAATGCAAATATGCAATCATTTATTAGATTAACAACACCAATTACACCAATTATGGATGGTATAGAATTCGATTTACATGCATTCTTTGTACCAAGTAGATTAGTAATGACAGATTATTATAAAATGATGGGTGAACAAGTAGACCCCTCAGATAGTACAAATATATTAATTCCACAAATTATAGCAACAACATTTACAGAAAATAGTGTCGCAGACCAATTCGGATTACCAACAAAAGTAGCAATCCCACAAGCAGATATGCCAATAGCATTACCGTTTAGAGGACTTAATTTAATATGGAACGATTGGTTTAGAGATCAAAATTTACAAGATTCATTAGAAGTAAAAACAGATAATACAGATGACGATATGTCATTATATACAATTCAAAAAAGAAATAAAAAACACGATTATTTTACTTCATGTTTACCAAATGCACAAAAAGGTGATGCAGTTAATATTAGTTTAGGTTCAAGAGCTAATGTTTTATATGATACTTTTTCTGGTACTAGTTCTACTGATAATAATGTAGTATTATATGAAGGGCCAACTGGTGTATTAGAAGTTGGATTTGGTAATGGTGAAGGAGTATGGAGCGGTAATTTACCATCTACATCATATAATAATATATATGCAGATTTATCTTCAGCTGAAGGTATATCAATTAATGATTTAAGAGATGCTTTATCAATTCAACATATATTAGAAAGAAGAATGCGTTCAGGTACAAGAGATGTAGAGATATTATCAAGTACATATGGAATTAGTCCATCAGATACAAGATTACAAAGACCTGAGTTATTAGGTTCAAGTAGAGCAAATTTAACATTAAACACAGTAGCACAAACAAGTTCAACAGATACAGTTTCACCATTAGGAGAATTATCAGCAGTTGGAACAATTAACGCGAATATGAATTTTACATATTCAGCAGTTGAAAACGGATTCCTTATAGTATTAGCATCAGCAAGAGCAGAAGTTAGCTATCAGCAAGGTATGGCAAAAATGTGGTCAAAACGGTCATATTTAGACGTATTAGACCCATTAAGAGCAAATATAGGTGAGCAACCCGTATTAAGAAAAGAAATATATATGGATACAGTAGAAGATGATAATAATGCAGTATTCGGCTATTTACCAAATTTCGACGATTTAAGATTCGGCAGAAATATTATTACGGGTAACTTTAGGTCAAATCATACTGAGTCATTAGATATATGGCATTTTGCACAAGATTTTGCAAATGCACCAGTATTAGGTGAAGAGTTTATTAAACAAGATGCACCAGTAGATAGAGTATTAGCAGTAGCAGATGCACCCGATTTCTTCGGTGATATGTATATGAAAGTTAATCACTTTAGAGTATTACCAACATATGGAGTACCAGGTCTTAAAAGGATATAAAAATGAGTATATGGGGTTCAATAGCAGGAGCAGTAGGCGGTTCATTAGTTCAAGGTTTATTTGGTAAAAGTTCAGCTAAGGACCAAATGGACTTCCAAAAAGAAGAATCAGACACAAGTTATCAAAGAGCAGTAGTAGATATGAAAAAGGCGGGTTTAAACCCTGCCTTGGCATATTCACAAGGTGGAGCAAGTACACCAACAGGAGCAAAAGCACAAATAGATAATCCATCAGCTAATTTTACAAAAATAGCACAGATAGAACAATTAAAACAGCAAACAGCAACAGCAAAAGCACAAGAGTTATTAACAGCAGTTCAAGCAAAAAGAACAGCAGAATTATTACCTTATGAAAAAACAAAAATGACAGCAGAAGCAAATAGCTCAATGTATAGATTGGGAAC